CAAGATAGTCCGCAACGAGCGCATCGAGCGAAGTATCATCTCCGAGCCGGAGGTGTGCGTGTGCTGTTTCCAACGATATCAGGGACTGGGACATAGAGAGAGAAAGAAGAGAGAGTTATGCGTCCAGAGCAGAGTGTACGAGCTTTTTCACCGGGTGCGTTCCGGCATCGAGTAGGATACCGTCGGCCCTTGCGAATCCGAAGAGGCCGATAGAGAGGTACTCTGCCAGCAGCTCGTTCAGGCGGATGACCTTGAAGCCCTTGACGATGCGGATCTTGTATTTGGAGAAGTCTCCAAAGAGCACCGAGGCATTCTCCGCTCCGATGTCGGCCATATCGTCGTTGATGATGTAGGGCTTTCCGAAGAGAGACGGGGCCAGACCGTCGCGGGCACTTTGCTGCCAGATATAACGGCCTTCCTGATCCTTGATTTTGGCAAGTTCCCAGAGGGTGTTCTTGTTGAACATGAACTTGCCGTTGCGGGCATAAGCGCTGTCGACGCTCTTCACAAGGTCGATGATGTCGTCCAGATCCAGCGAAGATGCTGCCGGGGTTGCACCGCAGTTGGTGGCAGCGGTGACGATGCCGGTGGGCTGGCCGGTCCCGGTTCCGGTAGTGAGATGGGCGTTGATGCCGCGTCCGAAGGAATCGGCAAGAAGGCCGCTCAGGAGGGCGTCCAGATCGAAGGCGCTGTCCTGCAGGAGTTCCAGCGACACCGGGATGATCGGGGTGCGGTAGGTGTACGCTTTGAGCGTTGCGCTGCCGAAGGTGGGAGCAGCCTTGGTGCTCTGGTTGTACTCCGCGACGATGGTCGCTCTGGAGTTGGTGTCGTTCACCGTCGGGAGAACGAGGTCGCCACCACGCGAGGTGGTGATAATCTGCCCGGCCTCGAACATACCACCGTAGGTCTTGATGGCCACTTCAATGGCATCTGCGAGCTCCTTCGGGATAATCACCCCACCGGAGAGGCCGGAGATGGCGTCGCGCTTCTCGATGATGGCGCGATTCTCAGCCGACACCCCTTGTGCGCCATTGAGGAGGTAGTCGTTGAAGGCCCTGCGGTATTCGGCATGAGCACGCTGGTCGGCTTCTGCCCCCTCGCCACCATTCTCGCGCTGGTAGGCTTCCTCGGCTTGGCGCTTCTGGATGTCGAGGAATTTTTCTTCTGCGGCCACCGCCCTGTCCGCTTTGTCGAAATCAGCGATGAGGGAGTCCCAGCGCTGCTGCTCCTCTGCGGTCATTTCCCGACCGTCAGTTTCCTTGCGGAGAGAGTCGATCTGCGTGTACAGTCCGGCTCTCTTCTCTTTGAGTTCTTTGAGTTTCTTTGACATAATACTTAAGTATTTGAGGGTTAAAGTTTTGCTTTGAGTCCAAGGACAACCGAAGCCCGGTCGCGGGAGGAGGTGTCTACCTTGGGAGGGGTCAAGGCATCGCGCTTTCGCTGCTCCAGATGCTCCCGGACACTGGCTTCGGTGTCCTTGTAGGCCGGGTAGGTCACCAGCGACACATCGTAGAGCCGGGAGATGGCCTTCACCGTCCTCTCATCGTATTCGAGTCCGTTCTTATCGTCCGCGTAGCGCCATTCATCCGTTTCCACCACGAACTTGAAGGAGCATTTCGAGATGTCACCCCTCCGGACAAGCTCCAGCATGTCATTGCCGAGGGTGGTGTCCGGGGCATCGAACTCGAACCGGAGGCCCACCTTGTCTACCGAGAGCTTGAGCGTGCCGGAGGTGCTGCGGGCCAGAATGCCGGAGATGTCGTGATTGAAGACCATGATGACATCGTTCATGTCGGTCTTGTCGAAGGCCCCGCGAGCGATCTGCTCCTTAAACCAGCCGTAGATGGGCTCGCTCCAAGTCTCGAACTTGGAGGCGTATCCGGTGATCGTGCGGGAGGGCTTCCCGTCCTCGCTCTGGCGGATGGCAAGGTCGGAAACGATGCTCCGCACCTCGATTTCGTTATTCTGTATCTGCTTTTTCTCCATTTTGAAGGGCGTTTTTGACGGTTTGCATATTCAGCTGCACGAAGTAGGCATCACCACCATCGTAGCTGTTCATATCTTCGAGGGTGCGGATCTCGTTGGCGGAGAGCGCCCCCACCAGATTCATGTTCTTGTAGTACTCAGAGCGCGTTTTCGCGTCTCCTCGGAGGAGTCCATTGAGTCCAAAGAGGAAGTAGTACTCCCCGAACTCGTCCTCGCGGAGGAGTTTCCGGTTGAATTCCTCTTCCAGACGCACCAGATACGGCATCAGGCAGTACTGCACGAACTCCATCCCCTGGTGCTCGATGTTATTGTTGGTGGCCCGCTCCAGATCCGCAATCATATGCGGAGGCACTCCGAAGATGGTGGCCACCTCGGTTTTCTGGAACTTGCGGGTGGCGATGAACTGCGCGTCCTCCGGAGGGATGGAGATGCGTTCGTAGGTCATGCCGCCCTCAAGGAGCAGCGGGGTGTGGGCATTGGACAGACCGACACTCTGCTCGATGAGGTCTTTCTTGAGGCGTTTGTAGGACTCCGGCTTGAGAGTCGAGGGGTACTTGAACACTCCGGACATATTGCCGCCTTGGGTGAAGAACTTCTCTCCGTAATCCTGCGCAGACTGCGTCAGGGAGAGGTTTTCCCGGTGGACTTGGATGGGCGACTTGCCCTTGTAGCCGTTGGTGGACATTCCCTTGAGGTGGATGATGTCGTAGCTGGGCAGCAGTTCTCCATTGGAGAGCCGGTACACCACCTCATCGTCCACCGTCAGGATGGGCTCACACTCGTAGGGCTGGAGTTTCTGGAGTCGCACAGGGCGGAAGAGCTTGTCCCGGTGGATCCGGGCATAGCCGTTGCCCCAGAGTGTACAGCCCACCATCAGGTGTTGAAGAAGAGAGAAGCGGGTGAGGTATGAATTGGGTTTGGCAAGAATGCTCGCGCAGGGATGGCCCTTGGCCTGTTCCCGGCCAGAGGCGGTCTTGTGGTAGAGGTGGATGGGAAGGGTGCCGACCGTCTCACTCAGGATCCGGACGCAGGCCCAGACTGCGGAGATGGCAAGGGAACTCTCCGGGGTGATGACGGGTTTCTTGGTGGCATCGGCCACGGTGTCGGAGAGAAGCACCTGATTCACAGCGTGCTCGAATTCGCTGGAACTGATGCGCGTCTCTCCTTTCAAGAAAGAGGCAAGAGATGAAAGCAGACTTGACACCGTAGCTTCTTTAAAACATAAAACTTAAGTCGGTGCAAAGCTACAACCCAGATAGTCGGGAATGGGGAGACAATGTCCCCCTATTAAATTATGTTACGGACGCTCACTTAGAAGGGCGTTTTACTTGTAAGCAACTGGCTAATGAAGTGTCAAGGGTAGAAGTTCGAAAAATTTTAGTAATTTCCGGCCATTTCGTTTTGTTAACAGTTTTGAAATTCTTAACTTTGCGCTCTATAATGGCAACCGGAAATTTCATACGGAAATCCTCCTTATTCGTCCGAATTAAGACGCTTTTGCAAAGGTAGTCATTTAGGTTTTATTTTCACCATTTCTCACTGAATTAATTGTTTTTCATGGTGCGTTTTTGCGCCTACATCGTCCGAATTAAGACGGTGCGGGAGAGCCTGCCAGTTGGGAGCGATAAACCTTTAAAAACAATATGCATATGAACAAAAACAAAAGCCTCTATGAGGCCCCGACAACAGATGTCCTCGTGGTACGATTCGAGGGTGCGCTGCTTACACTTTCCGGTGGCGGAAGTATTATGAATGCTACCGAAGAAGATTACGATGAACTTTAATCGTTGCCGGCCATGAAAAAGATTTACTTCCTTTCTGCCGTTGCACTGGCGACTTTAAGTGCACTCGTCTCTTGCAACAAAGACGTTGTCGAAACGAACGTCAATGAGCCTCAGAACACTGTTACTCTTACTGTAAATGCTTTTTCTCCCGAGACCAAAACCGTTTTTGGAGAAAAAACAGCAAGCGGATATCCTATTACTTGGGCCGCTGAAGACGAGGCTATCGAACTGGTCGAGCTCCTGACCCCGACAAGCGGC